TTTTAATTCGTCTGAAGTCTGGTAATAATTATTCCATTCCATTTTTTACTCTCCATTAGGTTTAATATATTATACATTAGAAGGGAAGATCATCTTCATCATCTTCTAAATCCACTACCGGAGCCCTCTGAATATCAGGTTGCTGGGGTACAGGTGCGGAGTCTTCTCCGGCGTTCTCTATGTTCCAGCATATAGAAGCAGATGCGTATCTTTTACCGTTCCACTCATTAGATTCTGAAATTCCGTAGGCTATTTTAACAAGCTGGTTTTTGTAAAGTTTGAACCCTTCCTCAAGCTTCTGAATATGGTTAGGATTCTGGCGGTGGTTAAAGGCATCAAAAGCATATTCCTTTTTATTACCCTGATATTCAGTTTCAATTACTACAAGGGATTTTTTTTCAGTTACCTTTATCAGATCAATCCACTTTCCTTCTTTCCTTGGTCTGTTGTCTACATACTCAGTCATTTTGTTGCTCCTTTCCAGTCAGGTAAAAATTTTGTTAAATCATCTTTACTCATTTCTGATATTGCAAGTATAGCTATAGTGTATACTCCGAGGTTTTTAAATTTCTTGTTGCTTATAATTTTATCTTCTATCTTATCACATGAGGGAAAGTCTTTCATCTTAGCACCCCCTGTATAGTATATTGTCTGTGCAGATGTAGCGATAACTGCACTATAAAAAAAATATCTCATTTCCTCCTCCATATAACAAAGTTAATATTAGTGTTGTCATAGATCCAAAGTCCAAGCTCCAAGAACATATAGACGTAACCAAAAAAGAGTAGAAGGACAAAGCCTGTAACATTAAAAAAAGATATTTTACCCACTCTAAGACAACGGCTAAGATGAAAATAAAAACCATACAGATTCACTACCCCTAAAAGTATAAGTAAGTATATCATTTCATTTCCTCCAAAAGTTGTTCTGTTTGTTCTTTCGTTAGCTTCACAGGTTTTCTCTCAGGGTCTTTTTTAGTTAGTCCCAAACCTTCGCAGACTGCACATAATTTATCATCAAGGTACTTACACCCATATTTTGTAAGCGTGTCTTGATGGAAGCCTGAGAGCCTAAAAGGGTGCGGTATCTCTATGATGTAGCAAGTATAAACTTTAGCTTTAGACTGTAGCTGTTCTTTCTTACATTCACCATTTACATCATAAGGACAATCTTTATAACGCTCTAACCTGCTCCTTAAATGATAGTTATTACTGTATGTAGGGTTGCAGGGATTGTCATATCCTTTACACTTCATAACGATGCCTTCACAGCTTCCATTTGCTCCTCAGTAAGCGAAGTGAAGTTAAGCTCAAATTTTGCCTGAGATACTTTATTTATCTCAATTATGGATTTACCTGACTTTTTAATAAGGGCGTTTCTACAGCGAATTCCTTTAGTTTCACCTTTAGTATAATGGTCTATAACTTTGTTTATCTGGTCTAATCCGTATTTGTCTATACCTTCTGGAAACTTTTTGAACACGTCCTTTTCGGTGTAACCTTTAGATATAGCGATTTTTAAAAGGGCTTCGATAAGTTTAGCGGTGTCGGGTTTTTTTACTTCTTTTTCTGCTTCCTTTTCTTTTTTCGGGGTTGTCTGTTCTTCTTCAAGGTCTTTTTTGGGGTTTGTTTTCTTTTCTATATCATCATGCTGGACAATCTCAAGGAATGTGAGCCACAAATAACGCCTAAGATAAGTTTCTACTGATCCAAGGTTCTGGACTGGAAAACACCCTTTAAGGCTACAAGAACTCATTGGAGACGTTATTTCGATAGTTTCCGCAGTCTCTGAATCGTAAATTGTCATTTTTGCCATTTCTATCCCATAACTCACAATAGGTAAAACCCCGTGTGTTTCACAAAGTGCCAAGGCTTTTGGAATAAAATCCTCAAGCTCAAAATAGGAATAGTAGGAATTTTTCCCACCTTTTTTAAGTGCTTCCGCATGAAACTCTTTTCTAAGGTCAATGATTTTTTTGATAAGTGATTTACTCATAAGTAACTCCTAAATAGTTGTATTGTCTTCTATTATTCCTTCCATTATCAGCTTATTCCAGATCATATCTATCCGTTTTCTCATTGAAAACATAAAGTTAAGCGTATCAAAATCAACTCCGATTATTGAAGATGTCAGGTCTTTCAGGTTAATTCTCTGGTGTATCGTCAAGCTCTTATACCATTTTAAAGACTCTGTGTTACAGTCGCTTAGAGGCGAATCCAAGTTATTAAAATCGGGCAAAAATGGACTAGTAAATGCTAAATACTTTGAAAAATTCATACCTACCTCCTATCCAAAGTTTCTTGAATAATACGTCTACGCTTCTTAATCCTTACAACCCTTAAGCACCGCTCCCACGTCTTTACAACCAGTACGCTTAAAACCAGTAAAAGGATAATTAATAGTATGTTATATATTCCGTTCATGTTAGGACTCCTTTAAAATTATACGCACCCGCCACAACAGCCTTTTCTCACATTCTCATTTACAATTTTTTCAGCTTCTTCTTTTAGTTCTTCTGGAAAGTTTTCTGGAAAAATGCCTATTGTCCAGTCACCTTCTTCTACATTCTCGTTACAATCATCATCAAACCAAACGCTACCGTCAGAGCTTAAACAATAATCAGGGAAAGTAACCACAGCCCCATCAAGTTTCATTTTTAAAGTTCCTGAGCATAAATTAGGATATGCACCATCATAAGAAACAAACTCAAGCTTCATAACAACCTCCAAAAATGTTTAAATAATCAAATCGCAAGTACATAATACCACAATGGTTTGTTATGTCAAGTAAATAATCATTTTATTTTAAATTGCTAGGAACTACTGAACTTTATTGAAAGTAACGAGGATATTTTCAGTGCCTATTTCCCTTATATGTGAGATATTCCGGATATGTTTATATCCATCGGAAGGGAGCTTTTCCATTTTAACAACTGCATCTAAAATGAACTTGACTGCGAAGGAAACATTATCAGTATCCTTCCTTTTATCTTTAGTTGTCCAGACAATTACAAGATCGTACTGACAATTTTCTAGTTCTAACTTTTTGCAGAAATACCCGATATTGTTAGTGAGGTCTTTCTTGATCTTGCTTGCTTTGAACTTGTTAGTACGTTCAGCGTTTATATATTCGTTTAGGGATATGAGGGAAAAGGGGATAGTGAAGGTGTTCATTAGAAACTCCATAAAAAAAATACCCCCTGTCGTGCAATCTATCACAATATTGATAAATTCAGGGGGCAAGTTGTATCGTTTAAAGAGCGGATTACAGTATATCACTAAATAGACCCCTACGCAAGAATGGGGTCAAGAAAGTTTGGGAAAGTTTGGGAATGGTTCGAGGTGAACTACTTTTTAATAACTATTTCGCAGGATTCTTTAATGTTTACTATCTCAGTTATTGGTCGACCGTCCGATCCAATTTCAAGTGAGCACTCATAAGTAGACCCGTCCTTTTCATAGTAGCCTAAACACTTTGTATCAAGGATAACACCGTCAAGGTTTTTCAATCCTACTGTGCAGGAAAGTGCATCCCCTGATTCTGTTAAAAGTTTAAAAGTGTTGTTTGTATCAATCTGAAGCGTTGCGCAACTAATACTAAAAATCATCAATGCAATAATAATAAATCTCATAGATACCTCCTATTTTCCTTTAGGTTTACAATTACCTTTACCTCTGCCGGTTCTAGGGCCAGCACCATTAGGACCCTTACCATCAAGTTTCTTTTTCGGTCTAGCCTTTGCTGTCATTACTTACTCCTTAAAAAAAGAGGGATATTGTAGAGATACCCCCCTCACAATAGTGTTGCTGTTTATTAAAGAACGATTTAGCACAGTTAGTTTAGCCATTATTCTCATACTTTGCAAGTTTTTGTTTTAGCTCTGATATAATAACGTCCTTTTGCTTTTCCCTTTCAATAGAGTTAAACGCTATCTGTTGCAGTCTTCTTATCTCGCTATAACACCAATTTAAAAGGTTAGCAGATTTCTTTACAGCATCCTTTAAAGTAGTGTTGTCTATTATCTTAACCGCTAAATTACCTAACGATGCTACTAATGCGGGTATTCCTTGTATCATATCAGCCTCCTTAACGATTCATTTTCTAACTCTATCTTTTCTAACCGACCTTTATAGTGTGAGATACGCTTTTCAAGCCCTGCCTTATCATCTAAGAGCCTTTTTGATTTTATAAGTATACTGTTGAGGGTTTGGAGTATTCTGACTTTAGACGGGCACTCAGGCATATCAGACTTGATAAGGTCGTGAGTAGACTGAAGGTCACTTAACATCTTTCTTTTTCAGCTTGTTAATGATCTGTTCAGGTGATTTATCAAACCACGCTAGTACGGCTGTAATAATCCAAACTACTGAATTCCAGAACTCAGGGTCAAGCTGAATAGATTTAAGTTCCTCTGAATACTGTGGAAGTACAGCCGATAAAATAACGAACACTACTAACCCGATTTTTTTAATTGCTTCTTTCATGTTAAACTCCTTTAATTTGTAAGACCTGAAATGTTTGTTATTAAATTGTAGCCTGTTTTTGGGGGTTGTGTTTCATAAAATATTCCATTAGCTGTTACTCCCTCAATATATAGCGTTATGGGCAAATTCTTACCTTCAGCATCTCCAACTATTTCTATTGTTATACTGTCTAAATCATCATCAACACCAGGATTAATTCTTGTACTTGTGATATTTACATTAACATCGTATGTACCTACAAAAGCACTATCCATTAAACCCTCTATTGCAGTTTTAAGGTCTGCATTAGACACGTCGGAGGCGAGTCCAGCTGTTTCATAAGCACTTGTTGAATTGGACGGTAAGTTTATTGTGAAAGCACCAAACCCAAGCACGTTAAGCCCAGAATATAATTTCTGTCGTTGATTCATAGCTCTATCTACCCAGTAATCATCATCATCTATTGATACTAGTCCACTAAGTCCACATACCATGCTGTTAGCATTAAGAACATATCCTTTAGAGTTAGTTACTACTGAGCCATATACTGTAACCATTGGAGTTCCTACCAGTAGTCTGGTGTCTCCATCAGCTTTTACAAGTGAAGGAAGGTCAGTACCAGTTGCAGCAGTATTAGAAAATGTTATAGCAGTTGAACAAGCAACATTAACACTTGAAACACTATCAAAAACCCTTATACAAGAGCAATCAGCTACCCAGTCGTTGCCAACTACTAAGGGAGCGTCTACAACTATATCATCACCCTGTATAAATAAATTGGCTCCACGATATAAATTAAATCCATAAAGATTATTTTCTCCTGTATCGGTATATGAAACAAATTTAATATCAGCAGCTAACGGAGTGAAATGACGCAGTATCTGTACTGTTTTACCTATCATATCTATATCAGCATCTATTTCATAAACACCTATTTCTGCTAATTTAACTCTTCCATAACCACCATCTTCAATAAGGTCAACAGCGTGTTTAATAGTTTTGAACGGATAGGTAGCTGTTCCGTCATTTCCATCATCTCCGCTTGTTGTCTCTACATAATAGGTTTGTCCAAAGGCACGGTCTACGAACTGCTGCCATTCAGTTATAATGGCTAATTGATAATTAAGGAATTTAGAAGGAACTAGATCGGTGGTTTTGTATCCGTCTGTTCCTATCGCTGCTGGGTCGGTTTTATTTCCTGTTGCCGTCCATGTTAAGTTTTCGGTTGGTTTAGTCATCTCATCGCCTCCGCAAGAAATCATAAGTAATAAAATAATCAATAAAATCTTTTTTATAATCGCACCTCATGCAAAATAATCCGTATCAAAATACGAGACATCAAACCTCGCTGTAGTAGAATTATATGCTAAAACGTCAATTACTGCAACTCCAGCAGGAAGTACAGCTTTTAATAGTTGTATGTAAATTAACCTCATATCGTCCGTTAGAGTACCTTCAAACTGAAATAGGATAGCTGCATCATACTCTTTACTTTCCGCTGTTGAACCTAAAAGTATCTGGGCTATTGCCTCTGTATCAGGGAAAGTTCCAAGTGCCACGTTTGCAGCTGCCTGACCTTTTATAAACGTTCTCAGGGTATCGGTATCAGCTGATCTTATCTTTAATCCTACCATATCAGCTATTTTATCAAGTGGCACACCTTCCTGAGCATCTATATCATAAGCGGCGAATAACGAGAATAAAGAATCTTCTAAATCCTGTAACTGATTAGTTAAAAAAGCGTCTACTATCTCTGCTAGTTTAATTTCCATAATTTACCTGTACTGCTGAAATATATAATTTTTATAAGCTGCTTTATCCTGATATGCGGTATCAAACTGGTTAGTACAATCACCACTTAATGCTGCTGTAGTTTCTGCTGTTGCGTCTGAATCGGTTGTCAAGGTTGCTGTGTGACTTCCTATGGTAGTTGGCCTGAAAGTTATAATAACAGAAGAAGTATTGTCAGGTGTGAAACTTTCGGCTGCTTCATAAATTGTTCCTGAGAATGTTCCTGTACCTGTAGGTAATTCATCTAAGACAGCGACCGCAGTTGGCATATTAGCACTGTCACCCTGTGTCCATGTCGCCGCTGTTGTAGGGGTCGCATCGTATACTCCGTAATATATTCCGTTTGGATTATTTATCGTTATATTCATCTATACCCCACTAATATCTACGATCATTGGGACGAGCTTTTGAACTTGCGTGTCATCTCCGAGCATTCCCCAATGGTTGTATCCCCACCCGTAGAATACGTCATCGTCACCAACTGCCAACACATACCCTAGTCCAACCGAATAGCTTACAATTGTTTTTCCAGAAAGAACATCAGTCATATCTACCGCAACGGGTGTTTTTTGATTGTATATTTGAGTACCATCACCAAGTGCACCACCAAGCCCCCCATCGCCCCAAGAGTAAAGTTTTCCATCTGAATCTTGTACTGTGACACTAAACCCACCGCTGACAAATTCTATAGTTTTTCCAAAAAGAACACCAGCAGAATACACCGCAACTGGAACCATTCTAGGGGTAGTTGTTGTGTTATCTCCGCATTCTCCTCTGTTATTTTTACCCCAACTGTAAACTTTACCGGCAGAATCTATCGCATAAGAATTGAAAGCACCACAACCTATTGCTGTAATTGTTTTTCCATAAAGAACACCAGAAGTATCCACTGCTACTGGAACAGTATAACTGTCAGTTGTAGAGTTGTCTCCAAGTTGTCCATAACTATTCCATCCCATCGTGTAGACAACACCATCTGAATCCAACATAACAGCATGGTAAGCATTTGCAGACACCTTAATACTTGTTATCGTTTTACCGTTAAGAACCCCTGAAGTATCAACTGCGACTGGCACACTACTGCTATAGCCTCTTGCGCCCCAAGAGTAAAGTTTTCCATCTGAATCTAATGCAAGTGAATAATCATAGCCAGCTGCGATCTGAGTTATCGTTTTACCGTTAAGAACCCCTGAAGTATCAACTGCGACTGGTTCGTCTCTTGTAGTTGTTGAATTGTCTCCAAGCTGTCCGCTAGCGTTATCGCCCCAAGCATAAACTCTTCCATCTGAATCTAAAGCCAGTGAATGCAGCCGACCACAAGCTACTTGTACTATTGTTTTCCCATTAATAACGCCTGAAGCGGTAACGGCAACTGGAAGGTTGCTACCAGTTACGCTGTTATTTCCGAGCTGTTCTTCAGCATTACTACCCCAAGCGTAAACAACACCGTCAATTATTCCTAGGGAATGTTTATACCCGCCAGCCATAGAGTAGTAAGTTACAGAACTAATTACGTTTACATCGTCAAGTTGGTCTCTTACTGTTGGATAATCAGCATCAGTTACAAGAAAGTCATACGTTCCTGAGGCTGGCATTGTTCCTGTAGCTGTCCAAGCATTGGCGATTACCGTAATTCCAAAATTAAATTCTGTCCACAAGGTATCTGTTGAAAGTCGATAATATACGTTTACTGTTGTGACAAAAAGCGAAGTTCCAGTAATATCACCCTCAACTCCTGCCGTCAATACTGGAGTGGTCATTGTCAAGGTGGCGTAAATATGAGAAGTTGTTTCGTCATAAACAAGGACATTATCATAATCTTCAACTTTCAAATCTATATTATCACCAATTGCAAAATCGCTATTCAAAAGCGCAAAGTATAAAAGCCCTGAAACGTCAATTTTTTTCCCAATTTGTAAATATGTTCCACTGCTTGTTTTCTTCGCATATATATTGACATAATTAACACTGTCGAGAGTACATTCTGTTGTAAATTTCAGGAACTGTATCAGCTCTTCCGCCGATTCGTAAACATCACCCTGTACGAAAACTTCGTTCGTTACTGAAACCCAAATATCTTCTGTTTGTGGTATATATCTCAATACTGCTAATTTGGTGGGTTCTGTTGGATATGTAACTTGTTCATTACTGGCATCAACTGGAACAACTCTTGTCCCGTTTAGTGCTGATATTTTTACTGATACAGTCATTTTAAACCTCGGTTTCAAAAGCAAAAGATATTATTTCGCTTGCCCCATTTATTATCGTGATCGGTGTCGAGAGTATCACCCTACACAATAAGCCGTTAACGGATTGTATTCCCACTTCTTTTATCGTTATGCTTGCCCCAGAATTGTTAATGAAATTCCTTGCGATCTTCATACTCGTCTTATCGCCAACTGTTGCAGGTTCGGTTGTTGTGCTGGTATCGGGGCAAACTCCGTACTCAAGCTGTCCTGCTCCTGTTCCATGTGCTATTTTAGTAGCAAGTGCTGTATCTGTGGATGTAAACCCTGTTGTTCCTGTTCCAACCAATATGCCCATACTATCATCTGTGATAACTGCTTTTGATACCAATTCCTTTCCGTAGCTCCAGACATCATCTTCTTGACTGCCATCATTTCCAGCTATTAACCACATCTTATCTTCATAAAGTATAGCTGTTGATCCTTGCCTTGCACTAAATCCAGCCAAAGCCGTAGCTTGTAACCAAGTTATCCCATCCGATGAACTCCAAACATCTCCCGTATTGCTTCCATCATTACCTGTTATTATCCACATTTTATCTTGAAACGTAACAGATGCCATGCGTACCCTTGCTGTGAATCCTGCTGAAGATGTTGCTTCTGTCCAAGATGAACCATTAGATGAATACCACACATCATTTAATTTTGAACCATCATCACCGCCAATAATCCACATTTTTGAATCAAACACCAAAGATGTTAACTGTTGCCTTTGTGAAAATTGTGTTGCTGGGGGTGTAGCATCATCAGCTAACACTTCTGTCCAAGTAACACCATCAGGGGAGCTCCAGACATCGTTGAATATATATAATCCTGTTGCTGTGCCGACACCACCAATTACCCACATTTTTTCACCTGAACCATCATCAAATACCATTGCGGTGTGCGAGTTTCTTATATCAAATTGTGTTGCTGGTGGAGTCGGATCATTTGCTAATTCCTCCGTCCATGTTGCTCCGTCAGTGGAACTCCAAACATCATTGTAATCGGCATACCCCGAAGCTCCAGCGTTACCACCTATAACCCACATTTTTGAATCAAACACAACGGAAGTGTGACCATATCTCACTGTAAACGGAGCTGTAACAGCTGCTTGCCACCAAGTTATCCCATCCGATGAACTCCAAACATTATTCACTGAACCTGACCCTGAAAGTCCTCCGATAACCCACATTTTTGAATCATAGACTACCGCTGAATGAAGGTATACGGCAACTATTCCAGAAGTTGCTGTTATCTCTTCCCAATTAATTATAAAATTATCAAGGAAGTCTTTAACAAAACCTCCCGCTGTTCCATCGAAGTCTACAACTATTGAATAAGTCCAAGTGCTTTTTTTGTTATTAAGCAAAGACACTGATACTAAATCTCTAGCAATAAGAACATTGCTGTTATATTCACCCTCTGAACCACAAACAAGGCCTGACTCTTCAAGTGCTATCGTCCCTCCAGAAGTGTTTGATATTTCCCTTGTAATATCAAGTTTTATTGTGCTTCCATCAACTGCGGGGGTTCCAATAATTGTAGCTCCATAAGTTAAATCAGACACAAAACTCAAAGCATAATCTGAGTTTGCAACCGCTCCTGATCCTGAGCCGACACACAAACCAAATTTTTGAACTGTTGAACCACCTGCCATATTCATTTTAGATACTGGCATATCTTCAATTGTTACGTCAGAATTTGCTAAATCTTTTGCTTTAACTGTTGCTGTGCCGTCCACCATGCCTCCAAAAAGTAAACGCATGAAGTTTGCAGAAAATGATTTAAACTCACCTTCGTGCATAATGTTGCCGTCTTCATCTTTTACAACTAGTTGTGATCCGTTTTTCTGGGTTTCATGCTTGTAGTTAAAACCGCTTAGTGTTTCGACTGACAATTTCAAGTTATGATTTCCATCTCTCATTTTATTTTCTCCTTATACGTCTGTTGGTGGCGAAGCAACGCACGTTGCATTCATTCCGAAAGTTCCCGCTGATTTACCTACGTCTATTGGGGGTGAAGCGACACATGTTGCATTCATTGTCAGTTTAGCGGTTTCGCTTGATTCTACTGTAACATCATCAACCTGTTTTTCTGCCACACCGTTCGCATCAGAAACCTTGAAATCGTAAGTTCCTGATGTTGCAACTGTTCCTGTTGCCGTCCAAGCTCCTGCCACTATAACAATATCAAGATCAAACTCCGTCCAAGCTCCTTCTGGTGATGATACTCTATAGTAAGTGCTCACCAACAGACAATTCGCATTACCTGTTATGTTTCCCTCAACTCCTGCTGTAAGTGAAGGGCTGTTAATTGTTAGGGTTGCGATCGTATCAAGTCCGGTTACTTCATCGCTTGTTGCTCCGATTGTAGCTTCAACTTTTATGCTGAATTCGTCATTTGTAACAAATCCATCGGTTGCATTAAGCTGAAAAGTATAAGTCCCCAAACTGGCGTCAACATTGGAATAGACTTTTGAACCGCCTGAATCACCTGTAATTGTGATATTAACTAGAGATACGGAGGATGAAACCCAGTTTAATGTTTGGTTAGTTTCAAGCTCAAAGTTGCCTGAAAGTGGCGAAGTAATTGAGATAGAAGGAAGCCCAAACCCTATTGTTGGAATTCCTGAACTGTCTGTTGTAGCAAAAGACCCGAACCCCTGATCGGTTGTAGCAAAAGAACCGTCTGAGTTTTGGACAGCTTTATTTGCATTAACAAAATAAAGCGTTGAGTTGATAGGCATAGATGGTTCTACATTAGCTTGAATTGTTCCAACTGTGAAAAGAGTATTGTCACTTGCTATATCGGATAATGTAACTCTTTGTGTTCCAGTGTTATTGACTGAAAACGTTTCAGCACTTTCCTTAAATAACCCTGTATCTGAGTATTCTTTTGGAGTAGGTGTAATATTTATTATCTTAGTCATTATAAATTACCTATATCAATATTCCCTGCTATTATATAAGCTATTTCCGTGTCACCTATTGTTATATTATCAGAACTTGCAGGGGCGGGTGAAGTTCCAATTTTAATAGTATAATCTGTTATGTCTACGTTTGCAAAACTATTAAGTACGTCTGATAGACTGTCAGCACCGTATACAACCACGTTAGAACCCATTGTAAGGGTCGCAGCCCACGTTATAATATCAGCTGTTAGAGCTGTTTTATTGTCTGCTGATAGTGTTGGTGAAGTATCTATATCTATGTATATGGTTTCAGTGTCAGCTCTTGAAAATGTAATTGATCGTACAGAGTTTCCTACTGTTATATCTTCTGAATAGCTTGCAGCGGTTGTTGTTACGGTTCTAATACCTTCGGGCTTACTCTTTGCAATTGCCTCGGCTATTTTACTGTCAGTGGTGGCATCAGCACCGCCAGCGTAATAAATTACGGGCTGTATAGTGTGTGCTCTCATTCCGTCTACTGTTACATTTTCCTCATTCTCAATTAATTTAACTGCGGCGACTTCGGTATATCCTTCTGTATCTGCATCATCGTTAATATCTGTTATAGCGTTCTCGATAGCTGATACTCTGAGGGTTCTGGCAATTGTAGGTACTTGAAAAAGCCTTATTCTATATTCATCATCCGTTTCAAGATCAGTACCATTTATAAAAGTTGAAGAAACTGAATTAGTACCGCTTGTAAGGTTTGCAGTCGGTGTAGCGATAATCGAAACATCATCGGTGGTAACGGTAGTCGACCCTGTATTTATCGCTGTAACGTCAATTGTGTTAGCTCCCAGAGTCAAGTCTATATCTGCGACTGTCTGATATTCTGCATCAGGATCATTGGAACCCCTGAATATTGTTCCAGAGGCTAAAGTTATGCCCGCAGCAGCGACTACATTATAATCTCTAATATTCGCGTAAGTAGCGGCTAATCTGGGCTTACCGAGTAAAGCACCGATAATGTCAAGCCCTATTCCTGTGGCTGTAAGTCCCATTTGTCCATATACAGATTCCGCAAGATCAAAGGCATCTTTAAGACCTTTAGCGTATATATCTCTAAGCTGTCCTAAGACTTCTTCAGGAAGTAGATTTACATAAGGGTCTATAGTTGTTTCAAACTCTGTTTTTTGTTCTGCCAGTATCTCCGCAAGGGTCTTATTGGTGAATCCTGTTGAATCAATCATATTACTATATCTCCCACTTTAAAGTTTCCATCTTCTGTATTTATTGTGTCAATCGTAACGGTTAAGATATTGCTTGCAAAACTGCTTTTATATCCTGTAATTGATTTTATCCAAGACTTTTTACTGAGCCACAATTTAACCTGAGAATCAAATAGAGGTTTATTGTCCTGAGTAGTATATCCAGTATTGAAATAGTCAATACCATATTCCTGATTAAGGAAGTATTCACCTTTCGCTATTCTGAAAAACACTGTGAGGTTTTGGATAATAGCTTCTTTACCTTCTAACAAAGATATCCTGCCATCAGTGTAAACTATGCCACCTGTTGCAGTATTTATTTTAACTACTTTCATGTTACGCCCCCGCTTCCTGTTCCTGTAACATCGGCAGGATTAAGATATTCAGCGGTTACGGTTGTTGATACAACTGCATTTGCTGTTATTTCATCTATTAAACCGTCGCATATTTCTTCCCAGATAACGATAACGGAAGGCTTTTGTCCACCATCTATTATCCCTGCGGCTATCAACTTATCAGCTATATTTGTTGCCATTCTGGTTTTATCTAATGCCATTTTATACCTTCATGGTGTTAAGGTTTGTCTTATCTACAGCTATGGCTGCATCATCAGCGGTTATGTTGCCTAAATCTGTTGTCAATAACGCTATCGTTGGCGGCGTAAACGGTGAAGACCCTAAAGCCGTAACGGTTGTAGCTGCCATAAGGTTAGTAGCAAGCAACTTGAGGTTTGTTGACAGGCTGTTTGTGTTGGTTATAAATGAATAAATAACAGCTACCATTTCCTGAGTAGCACCTGAAATCTCTATCTTGCCGTCAGGATATAATATAATTGACATATCATTATTCCTAAACTCAGCGTTACCATCTATAGTTATCTTTTTTTGGTCGGTCTGGAAATCAGGTTTAAATTTGCAATCATCTATATTATGTGAGCGAGGGGATTCTACATCTACGGGGGTTTCATTGCCACCATCCATAAGTGCTGATATGTCATTATCATAAATGGTTATACTTCCTGTTGTTCCTTTCTTTACAGGAAAACGAATATAAGCATCTTCATAACTTGCAGGAAAATCAACATCAACATCGTAGAGCTCAACTAGTATATATTCACCTGTTATTTCATCTAAAGATTTTGTAAGCACTTCTAAATTAACTGTACTATCAGAATTTAATTTAGTTACTACACAGGGAAGGGCTGATTTAGAATCTTTTACTCTTTTATTTACAAGTGATATTACAGCTTTTGCAAGGGGACTACTCAACTTTTTCATGTGCAACCCCCGTCATTTTCCACATATCGCTTGCTTTATTCCCGCCTGTTCCTTTTAATTCAGTTATAGTAAACTTTTCATCAGAGATATAATCACCACTTGAGGTTTTAGCGTTTATTTGCACAGTTTTTGAAGGGTATAAATTAGGGATTAACTGGCATTCAAACTCTATGCCACCGACTTCTATTTTCTTACCCTTTGCATTTTTAAGGGTTACAAAGTTACGCTTAATAGATTTTAAACCAGTATAAGGGGCAAGCTCGACCGCTGTGTCCGATTCAGCGAACATCTTACGGATAACCAGTTCGTTGTTAATTATATCAGCTTCAAGACCTCTGGGGTTTAAAAGATCGTTCATTGATTTTCCTAATTTACCTAAAACAGTAAATCCTTTTTTCTTTCTTTTATCCTTCTGTTTTTTAGGTACGTCTATCTTATCACTTGATATAGCTTCATTAGTGAGCTTTTTAGCTGTCTCATATACCTGAGCGGGCAACTCTACAAGAGCTGAGAACATAGCCCCCCCCATATCCTTTAATATATCCACAAAATTAGTCTGTTTAGTGTAAGCACCTTTAAAAACCACGTCTTGTATACTATCACCTAAGACAAGTTTAATCTCAGTAGTGTTCTGCACCCTACCTACTGTGTAATCGGTTACTACACCTGAAAATAGAAGCCCTGTATTATCATCATAGCCTCCATTAACCTCTACAAATAGGGTTTTTGCTTTTTCTACACTGGTATAAAAACTTAAATCAGCGTTGTTGATTGTTATCTGTGCGGTGTCAGGTTCTTCTATTCTGCCTGTTCTGGCAAATCTAAACTTTATATGTAAGGGGTTTGAAGCATTTTCTTTAGATCCATATTCAGCTGTTAATCCTGTTGTTCTGTTTGTTACAGATACTTCTAATTTTCTATCTACATTAAGCACTTTCCACCACCGTTAAAGCTATTTCGTCACCTAACTCATCATAATCAGGGGTTGCAGTTACGAACATAGTCGAGTTTTCAGGCATCTTAGATACGTTGACATAATTAAAATAATCTATCCCAGCGACTAAAGGAATACCATTATAAAGGTCTTCATCAGGATTGCTTAATGATATATGCCATAAATTAGAACGTACATTCCAATTTAAAACCATTCTGTAAACTATGCTTTCTACTGATACCCTAAATGAAAAGTTAGCTGTTTTTTTACTTAGATCAATATCATATATCATTATAGCACCTTATTATAAAGAGTATCTAAAGTTGTTCTATCAACTCCTTTTTTAGAAGTAGCGTCAACTGTTTTCTTTGGTACTTTGCCCTTATCCGTGTTTGTTGTCGTCTGCTTAGCTATATCTGAATCTTCAGGGTCTAACTGTGCGTTAAAGCTCTCTATAGTCTCTGAGGTCTGATATTCCCTGAAGGTCGCAGTGAGTCCTATAGTATTGCCTGAAGTGTTGTCCTTAATAGGTCTGAGGCTTCTAATGGTCATGCTTTCATATATGCCTTCGTGGGTACGAACTTTCATTACCGCAAAGTTAGTTCTAAGCATTTCCAGATACTCCCAGACAACTTTAGAAAACTCTTCATCCTCTGCAAGTGCCTGTTGTCCGATAAATGAATAGGTAGACGGATCATCATAGAGGGTTATTTCCTCGGTAATTTCAAGAGGCTCGTTTGTTGCATGGTCTGAGATTATATTTCTATCAGATACAGGGTCTTCAGAATATGTAGTGTTATGAGTAGAATTGCTGTTAGTGGTAAACAGCTCCAACCATATAGAACTGTAAGGGGTTATTTCTTGCCCTATTTTCCTTATTGGTACAGGGTATATTTTAGGTGGGTATATAATTATCATTCTGCCGCCTGTATTACTACTGAGGCATCATCCTGCCTTTCATCGTTAATATAAACATAATAGTTGTCAGGAACCTTTGATTTTGATTGTCCGTTCTCTTTTGTAACCCTGTCAGCCACGCCAGCTCCAAAAGTTGTTTTAGGGTCAGGCGTATAATCAAGCATCTTGTTTCTTGCATAAAATTCACTTGCTTTTGTTTGAAGGGTTTTAGGGTCAGCGGTCAAAAACTCCCAAAAACTATTACTCGGTGTTTTCGTTCTACGGTCTATTGCTGTATCCTGCTCTTTCTCTATCGCTGTTTTAGGTGGTTTTGCAAATTTTCCCGTATTTGTTAGCCACATATACCAGTCAGAGCCTGCTATTTCTGATTTCCAATAATTCATTATGTTCTGCAAATCTTCATACATAGTATGAAAAACAGTGTGCTTATCGGTGAAAAGAACGTTCATTAATTCAATTGCCACCAATGTTAAAAATATAATACTAGCGCCAATTAACAATAATTTAAGGTTGGCAAGCAATCCAGCTTTACCCATTAAAGCTATAGACACAGCGAGCTTGCCCAAATTAACTATCAACGTTCCAAACTTCCAAGTAGCAAAAGCAGAGCCGATTAAGAATACAGCTTCAGCTAGAGCGTAAAGGGTGGTTTTCAAGTTACCGTTTACTTTACCCCAGTCATAGAAGGATTTAAGAACATCTTTAATAATATTTTTATTAGCGTCTGAACCTATATCACGCATTGCCAGACTGAATAGAACGCCGATATTTGAGGCTAAACCTCCAGTGGTTTTACTCATCTTTTCCATAAGTCCCTCGAATTTGCCGCCAGCACCAGACATTTTAGCAAAGGCTTCCGATACCATTTGGAAACTAATACCACGAGCTGAGATCATATCTTGAACTTGCTCTTTTGTCCTTCCTGTCATTTCGCTAAGCATTTCCAATATAGGAACACCAGCTTTTGCGAAATCTCTCAATTCACGCCCTGAGAGATAACCCATATTTCTAACCTGCCCGAAATTCATAGCAAGCCTATCCATAGGAACGCCAAGACCAGCGGCAACATCACCCAATGTTCGGGTTTCAGCGATAACGTTTTCAAAACTTGAACCCATCGCTATCATCATTTTAATAGTTGATTCAGCCTCTTCAAAAGAAAAGGGGGTTTCAAGAGATAGCGCCCTCATGTCCTTAATCATTTTGTCAGCTTTTGCTACACTACCTAACATAGTTTCAAAGGAAACCCTAGTCTTTTCAGACTTAGCACCTGCTTCAGCTATCTTTTTAATGCCGTACCCTAACCCTGCAAGAACTAAGCCAAGGGAAAAGGCTGAAGATTTAACAGCTTTTAAATTCTGATCAAACGACATTAACTGCTTTCCGTCAGCTTTAACGCCTAATGTAACGAGTAAGTCTCTAATCGTTGTTGCCATCTTTTTTCCTGTAGTATTCGTTTACATCATTTTCAGCACTTATTAAATCTGAGATATGTAATAGTCTTACAAAGGGCATTTTTATAGCGTCTCCGTATCCGCAGTATTCGTTTTTGACTGCTGTCCAAACGAGGTTAGGGCGTTCTGAGATTTCTCTGTAAATTTGTTCAATAGTTCTGTCAGGTTTGCTGGTATACAGCCGTTTTCTTGGGCTGTATTCCAATGTTCCCCCAAGTAGTACCTGACAGCCTCCGTAAGTATTCTATCATACATCATAAATCCGTATTTATTCATAATCTCACGTTGGTTTTTAGGCTGTGCCATTGGAAGGTCGTCTACGGTAGTTGTTCTGAACATAACCGCTCTAATCTTTTCTATATCCTTATCATCAAGCATTTGTTTTGCCACTACACCCCAATTTATTTTGGATATATCAGTGTCAAGACCACCCATAAAATTAGGGATAATACCTGAGACTTTAGCGAGCATAAGCCTATAGACTTTTTCATGCTCAAAGTTGTCTGGGTCTGTAAATTGAACCTTCGCTTTTCCTACTTCAATTTCTTTTAACATCATGCACCTCTTGTTTTAATTTATACCTGTGGTAATACTAGTTCAGTAAGATCATCTCCAGCACCACCGAAATTAGGCACGTCAAGTTGTCCTACAAGTTTCCATACTGTATCGCCTACATCAGTTCCAGCAGGACTTGAAACAGCATTAACCTTACCTTTACTTGAACTAAGCACCTGAGTCCCGTTGTTTTTCCATAGGAAAGAAACAGTAAGATTCTGCAACCAGCACTGATTAAGAAAGTCGTTTGAATTGCTTGTCTGCGGAATATTGAGCGTTACAGTAAAGTTTTTCCAGCCGGGGTGTTTAGTGAAAATAATCCTGCCTTTGGAGTTATCCGTTTTGGTCGTGTTCTTTTCATTATCAAGGGAAAAGTCCATTGACCCGATATTTACACCGTGTGCAACCCCTGACCCCGTGATTATGACGTTCTGATCTTCTAAAGCATAATTCATAGTTAGCCTCCTATTTAATTTTGCCTGTTATTTGTATTTTACTTATCGAGTTCGTTTTTTCTGAGTCTGCAAGGATACCAGCCAAAACCTCATTAAGTTTGAGCGTTGCATCGTATGTAGCTAAATCAGGCATCGTAACGTCAATTGAACCCTCTACAAGTAATCCCTGATCTACGCCCTTTGTCTGTAACGTAGTAGTTATAAGATTCTCAATTGCATCAAACCAGAACTGAGAAAAGTAAACATTAGGATTCGTCTGCAACATATTCATAAGAGCGTTACTTACAACGTACTCAAGATAATCCTTTATCCAGAGGCTTTTAGCACTTACGCCAGTAGTTGAAAGAAGCCCCTGAGCGGAAGTTGAACCACTTGAAGTGCCCATAATAGTTGATTTAAGATTAATACTTTCGCACCTTGCGTACTTCTTAGCTATTAAATTGGTTATAGCGGAGTCTGTAAGCGTGTCTGCGGTGATTAAAGCAAGTGGGGCATAGCTAGGGTTAGTCGCTCCGAAAAAGTCTGGTATAGTCGCACCAAGCTCACAGGCAACAAGGCTGTAAGTAGTATCAGCTGAATAGTAAAGGTGTGATCTTGCAAACCTACTTAACATTGTACTTCCAATATCTGTCGTTGCACTGCCTATAGCGTCGGCGGCTGCTGTAACTGCATGGAGCTGTCTTTTATCTGCTTCTACAAGAGTCGTGAGCGTGTCAAGAGTCGCTTCAAGTGTTGCGTCAACATCAGGACAAGTAAAGTAGAAATCTGAATTGCTTGCCTTAATAGCAGCATAAGCAGTTCCCCACGTTTCAACGGCACTTCCAAATACCGTTTTAGTTACTGTAACAGTCGAAACACTTGTAAGGGCTGTAATCGTGCAGCTCATAACGTCAAAGTCTGTGTTTTCGTCTGTTGCACCTGTAAACTCAACTGCAAACCCTTCTTTATCTCCTGCCTGTGTTGCTCCAGTATTAAGTGATACTGTTACTTCTGTAATCGTTGCAAGTAATTCAAGTGCTGATTTGACTGCTGCTATATTAGCATCATAGGCAATAGCTGCCGTTGTTAAAGCATCGAGAGTAATTGTAAACTCTCCTGCTGTAGCATCGGCATCAAATACGAATGTCTGAGTACAGTTAGCGTCTGAGAGCTTCTTTCCAAGCATCAGATTATTGGGTGATCCGCCTTTTCTTCCTACCTGACCGAAATGTGAAGTAGCGAAATTAAAGAAATCCCCTGAACTATAGCCCGCTGTTGTGACTGCATCAAGAGTAGTGAAAATCTGCGTTCTTTCGTCTGTATCGGTTATCTCTGAAATAACCATTGGAACAGAAAAAGTGTCCTCAAGTGAAAATGATGGCGTAGCGAGTGAAAAGGTTACTGCTGCTACATCCTGTTGTTTAGTTCCCATTTTTTATCTCCTTTATGGTTGTGTTACGTCAAATTCAGCACCGTCAACCTCTCCACGTATGCGGCTTAATCTTGATGCTGTTATGGTTCTGTCTATGGTGTATGCCATCATGAAGTCTACTGAGCATCTTTTAGTATAATTTGTTTCCTCTATAGCTGTTAAATCAGTTACAGGCATTGACTTTCTGATAACTAATCCAGATATTTTAAGCGTTAATCTGATATCATCATAGAACTGACTGTCAACTATTGCGTCTGCTATCTGAAAATAATCAGCCTGTGAAAATACATTAACTGATAAAGTCAAGTTTTTATAAGTGCGATATGTTATTTTATCTACACCGTCAGGGTATAGCTTATCGGCGTTAGCGTCTAAATTTCCTGAAGTTATAACACCTAAGAGAATGTAATTATCAGTTGGCTTGGCTTCATCCTGATCGTCCCAGATAATAGTCATAGCAGGATATATAGAGTACATCCAATCATAAACAGCGTCTTTATGTGCCTGTAAAATTCTACTCATTGTCCCCTATCCTTTACAAATAAAATCTCATTCCTGCCTATACTGGTAACACCTTCAAACGGTTCGTTGGTCATTGCAATATATATAATCCCACCTATCGTAGTCGAGTCATTTAACTGTATATCTTCATGTGTCATAAACAATCTGACATCTCTATTTCTGTAACCTTCAGGAAGTTTTAACAGATCATCTTTGCCCGCTGGTTGTAAATTACCTGTAGCAGAGAATGTTGTTGTAGTGCCAGCTGAATAAGTACCCTTAGTTAATGTCTTTCCGCTTACTCTGGAGATTGTCAGGGTGTCTGTACTAAATATACTCATTAATTTTTACCCATTTGTATCCATGCAAGAATAGCTAATCCTATATATTGTAAACCATGCGATATTATGCCAAATACTCCGCTGTTTTTAGACTGGTTGTTTTTTATTTTGCCAATATCTTTAACATTATCTTTTACCGTTATCTTAATATCATCGTACTTTTCAGAGGTGTTTTTTACCATCAGATCCATTCTGTCAATTATATTTGTGTTCATATCGGTTATGCGTTTATCAATACTTTCTACAAGTGTTTCCATGTACTCTCTATCGCTTGCCATTTTCAGACCTCTTTAAATATACAATCTTCAATTACGCCATTAAAAATATCCTTAACAAACTTTATCTGTTCTTTGGTAAACTGATTAAAACCACCCCTTTCATCCTGTAATCTTATCGTTATATAAGCATAACCATCCTTAATTTCATTGACATTGAAATATTCAGACAATATACATTCATGGTTAGGAGCTATCGGAAGGGGGTTTTTAAGGTCTACCTTATCCTTTACAATAGTTTTTTTACTTAGCAGGGTGTCAGATACATCCTCAGCATACATTATAGGTTTAATGATTATATCAAGAGCCTTTTCAGGTATCTTAATTTGAATTATGTTCGTACTATCCATTTCAAAGTCAATATCACTATCAATTAAAGTATTAAGTTTCTTTGCGTTATAGCTTTCTATTCTAATCATTTTTACACTCCTTAATGATTTACAAAAGCTCGTGCTTTCGTTAGTTCAACACCTGTCAATTCCTCAGTATAAAGCATGAGATTTTTACGTTGTCTGGCTGTATCGGTATCTACAAATACATAAGCACTATTTGCGGCGTCAAGTGTTGCCAGTGCAGCGTAAGAAAGTGGAATAGCATATCCTGTTACTTCGTTATGAAGCAGATAATCAGTGTCAATAGACTTAATAGAGGCAGGAACTACCCAGCCTGTACCGTCATGTGAGGAAGTAAAAGGAACTACTTTAGTTTCAGCTCCGTTGTGGAATATTCCAGCAGGGTTACTTGTCTGTTTAGTGTAATCTGTGATACTGGCAACAACAGGCGAACCATCAACATAAGGGACATAAACATGAATTAACCCAGTAGCATCATCCGTATAGTCATCAAAACCATACATGATATTATAGTGAAAAAATCTCTGAGTTTCGTATAGGTCTATGCCAGAATTGGTTATGTTGTTTGAATTTCCTGATATATCAAGCAACGACCCTTGAGACGGGGTGTCTAGCTTTTCAACAGCATCTATGGATACTTTCAGATCGTAAATATCACCTTTCAGATACCTGTCGTCGGCTCCTCTTTTTCCTATCAAATTAACAGAAAAACTCCAATTTCCTAAAGGTACTAAAGTGACTGTTTCGGTTTCTGTGTCAATCCCTGTGTCAATGTTAGTTCTAGTTACTGTCCATATTTTGGTGGTTTTAGAATATGAGGACTCAATTTTGTATGTGGCCAAATCAATAAAAACAGAACTAAACTCTATTAATCCTACAGCTGTTCCAATTCCTTCATATAATATAAAATCATTGTCTATCGTATTTGTTCTGCCTATATACCCTGACGTAGCTGTTGTGCTTCCGAATAGCACTCTTTCAGTTTCATCACCAGTATATTTCCAGTAATAACTATAAGCCCAATCTTTATCATAGCTAAACACAATAGGAGCTGTTAATGTTCCATAACTTGCAACTCCGTCAAAATTTGCACAGAAACTTTCAGCAAGTTCTCCATCCCATAATGAAGGTAAATTATTCTTAGTCCTTTCTATGAAGTCATCACCAGACTTTTTACCTAATCCCCAGCCTTTTAGATGTCTAATCTGCTGTTGTGCAAATACACTCAATTTACGCCTCCAGTTATTATCCAAGTATTAGTAGCATAACAAGCAAGCTCACAGGATGAATATTGTGCATCCAAGACAAAGCTATTATTATCAACACCATTTAATGTAACCCCTGCAACTGATTCAATAGTCTTAACCCCTGAACCGTACCCCTGAATTACTATCCGTGAATTAGTAGGTATAGCCTGATTCGCAAAAGTATCTATTGAAACTGTCTGAACATCAGCTCTAGTAAGCGATATAGGTACATTTACATTTGTGGTAATTAAAGTATGTGTTGCATCTGCAATAGCGCCAAAAGCTGTCTGGTGTTGTGAAAAAGTAAGCTCAGCGTCAGTTAGATGATTATACTCACCTACAGCGTTTCCACCATCAAGACTGATCTTAGCTTTAAATCTTTCACCGAAAGCACGGTTAATATTGAACTCAATAGCTCCCGTTACGCCACCAGCGGCTTTTGCATAAGCTCCAGCACCATCATTGACAACAAAGCAAATCTCAAGGTTTTCGCTTGCAGCTTCACCAAGTGCTGTGTCGTCTGCTGTTGCGAAAGGTCTAACAAGAAGTCCCATAACCTCTCTTCCGTCTGTGTCTGTTACAGGGTCGTGACTTGCTTCATACCTGATCTGAACCATGTTGAGAACGTTGCCGTAATCATCAGTTACAGTTACCATATCATGTACGAAAGTTCCTGCGGTAATAAAACCTGTTGTTTCTGTTCCTGCCTGTGTTACAATACCACCTTCTTTTGCAGCTGTGTTGTAAGCACCGTCTGACATTTTAAGGTTATCTGCGATCTGTGCGTTTGCAGGGATCAGCGTGTCTACAATGACATCACCGTCACTTGCACTCAAACCTGTAAAGGTCTGGGTTTCGTTAAAAGGCTGTCTTGCGACACCCACCTTGTCCATATAGTCTTTAAGGAGATTAAAATTACCCCCCGTTTTCAGACCGACTTGTCTTTCATTAATAGTCATCATCTTCTCCGTTTAGGAAACTATTATTATCTCGTCTGTGTTATCTGCATGGTGATTAAGTGTAAAGGTTGTTTGCGATGCCCATACTACATCCACACCTTTAATCATGTATACGCCGTTAAAATATATCTGAGTTTCAGCTAAATTAAACACTGAAGCACGTGATGAGAAATTAGCGTCTTTTCCTGAAAACGTATAATTAACTCCTGAAGCTATTCCACTATAGACAAAAGCAGTAGCATTTGAACCTGTTATTGAAAGCCTCGTGATATTATTCGCCGAAGCTCCCATGAGCTCCATCAATCCTGTCATTGGATTAATTGCATATTTTCTCATGTTACGACCTCACTATCTTTGAGATGTTCTCGTCTGCATCGTAAGTAATGTCAAGTGTTAAAACGGTTGCTGTTAAAAGTGAGAATACTATTTTAGTCGGGTTTTGGCTGGCGTTATAAGTATAATCAGCTGTGTCAAACTCTACATCTATCATCATTCCGTTAATTGTTACACTGCTTCTGGTTGTTGATATGCTCATAATTATTCCTCTATGTAAGTTCGTATGATATAGACCCTATATTCCCTTTACAGTACGCATACAATGTTCCCCCGCTTGCCGGTTCAAAAACATACATTGTAAATCTAACAGCTATTTTAGAATCAACTGTTGCGGTAGTAGGTATCGTTGCGGATTCCCTTACTAATACGTTTTTCCTGCTTGTATTCTGAAAATCACAATTAGCTGCTGTTATCTCTGTCCATGTGTCTGCTTCTAATTTTACCTTAACTGTAGCCATTCTATCCTCCTATCGGTCTTATTTTCCATAATATTGCTTTCCAGAGTATGCCCTTATCTATAAGGGGCTGGTTTTTCCCTTTACGCTTAATGGTGCTTTTAGCGTTCGGAGTTGCCCAAGATGAAGCGGTTTTTATTTTCTTGACTATTTCCGTTCTCATAAAAGCACCGCCATATCCCGCAGATTTTCTGAGGGTGAAGCTAGGTTTTAACATATTTATTTTTATTACATTTCCAATCACCCTAAAAGCATTTTTTTCCTGTTCATCAAAAGTCGACCGCATAAACGATCTTTCGGGTATAGCCTTTATTGAGCTTTGCCCAAGACCCTCCCGTATAAGTGACAGTCCTTTTCTAGAAGACCCTAAATCTTTTCCTTTTATTTTATCCACACCATACTCATTATAAGCAGCATATTCAGCTATAAATTTTCCGCTACTGCTGTTTTCAGAAAACATTTTACCTGTCATTGATGTAGAAAAGACACCGATATCAACAGATACTTTGTTCTGTTTAAGTAATCTTTTAAGATTCCCATAACCCATATCAGTGTCTCTAATTATGCTCATACCACTATCACTCCCAGAGAGTCCGTGCAACTCCTGATAACAGCGTTATACAGCCGACCGTATTTAGTCGAGTCATATCTATTTGCATCAGGAATACTTCTTACAAAGTCTGAATACTCTATCTCTGATCTTCCTGCACGCTCCTTTTTCACCGCCCCACCAGAGGGGCTAACCCCCCCAGCAGTCGGACTTACCGCCAAGGTCAAGAGGTGCGAGGCGAGATAAGTTTTTGCCATATCCTCTTTATAGGTACAGGCTGGTAATGATACCAGATTGTCCGCATAAGCTATCATTTGAGTGAATACATCATCACTTACAGTTGACAGCTCAGGGGCTATTAAGAGTATGGTCGCTTTACTTGTCATTTGTTCAACTTCTTAATCTTGGTTGTTCTCATAGCTTTGGCTGAACTGTTTGTAAGCTCAAGAGCTTCAAGAGCTTCGACTGTCTCACAATCCTTAACCCATCCACACTGTTCTTTTGCGCTCGATTTCTGAGGGGCTGGGGCTTCTACCTTAGTTTCTGTCTTTTCGACTGCTACGAAGCCGTCAGACACAACAACTACATGGTTCTTTTTCATTGCTTCAAGACAGCCTGTATCTTTGAAAAGCTCTGTTGCCTTTACATTCGATTCATCTTTCGTTTCATTGTCAGTAAATGTGATTGAACTGTTAGGAGCAAAAGCCACCTTTTTCTTGCCTACACCTACATAATAGATAAACGGGGCTTTGTTTCCGCTTGTGTTTACTTTAATAATCATTTCCGCACCTCTCGTTTTAAGTTATATACCGTACATATAATTGAAACTTATCGGTCTATAGATAACTGTTCCAACTGTTTCAGTTTCGGAAGGGACTTCACTTGTAAGACCCGACCATTCCTCTGGGTAAGATGTAACGTCCATAGGTTTAACGAACTCTACGCTGTCAACACCGTCATGGTACATACAAGCCATTTTAGTTGAGCCTGTTCCTGCTGTTGCACATTCAGTTCTAAAAGCTATTTTTATTCCTACACCGTTTTCGTCTGTAAGTCCTTTCTCAATAGCCTGTCTGAGTGTGTCAGTGATACCACTTGAAGCGTCAAATTTCTGATCCATAACAGATTTATAAGCAATAGGTACAAGGTATCTGTTAGGGCTTATAGCACCTTCAGAAGCCTCGAATATTGTCTGAAACTGTGTCTTAGCGTCATCATAGATTTCCTGCATGGTCTTATCAGCCCAACTTCTTGAAGTAGTTCCAACGTTCATTGGAGCTTGTGAAGCTGTTACATAAGCATCATTAAGAAGCCCTGTTTCGCCGTGTACTGTTGATCCGATATAAGCTATTGCGTTGTCTTTCTCTGCAAAACCACGTCCAACTGCATTAACCTTTCTGTTACGAATAGGAACACCGAGAAGGATCATTTTTCTAAGCTCAATTCTGGTTACTGAATAACCAAGACCGATATTCTTATTCTTATGTACGATCTCTTCACCTGTGATCTCTACCATAGGAACTTTACCGTTATCACCGATAAATTCAGCTTCATAAACAGAGTCTTCCTGTTTCCAACTGAATGTTTCAGCTCCAGCAGCACAAGCAGTCATATTGACGCTCATATCTTCAGGGTATCTGAGAGTTCTTTTAAGAACTTCGTGCATCCTAGGGTCACGGCTTCTAAGCGTAAGGGCAAGAGCTACAGCAGCACTATCAGCGTCCACAAATACATCATTGTCAAGGGTCTTGTCATTTCCTGCATCATCAAGGATGTAGCCTTTTGCGTCTTTCATAACTGGAAGTACAGAGTCCTTTTCAAGTTTAACCTTTCTAGGTGTATAATCAGGAACAAGCCTGTCTACCCAGCCATATCTCTCTTTTGCGTCTTTGATAAATTTTTCACTTAATCTCATTGTTTCCTCCGTTATGCTGGCAGGTTGACGTCAAGTTCAACCAAGCCTGTTGTTGCGTCATACTGGAGTACAGAACAACCAGCGAGTGCAGCTGCTGTTGAGCTATCATCGTCTGTTCTTACTATTCCAATAACTGTCTTCCCTGTGCCGTTCGCTGTATGTCTAATGTAAACAGTATCACTAATGAGTATTGCTTCCTCTGCAACAGCCCAGATGGTTCCACGTCTTACATAATTAATATCAGCGTTTATTTTCCAGCCTTCATCTGACTGTTCTCTTGTCTGTGTGAATTCACTGAATCCCAAAGCTCTACGGCTTGTAACATCAGCAGCTACACTAGGGAGCATTGCCATATCTTCGTCATTTGCGTCTGAGCTGACAAAAAGCCCGAAAGCAATAGCTGCGGCGTTAGCATTAACAACAGCGGTCGTGCAGTTAGTAGTAGCAGCGAGTGTATAAGTAGTTCCAACTGTATCAGAAACGATTGTGATAATAGCAGCATCACTTGTAGCGGTTATGCCTGATTCCTGTGCATTGAGTATCACTACGAGTCCATTAGCGATAACAGTCGTGGTCTGTGAAGTCTGGGCAACACTACAATTGGCCGTACCAACTACTGTAATTGTTCCTACAACAGACTTGATAACACATGTAGCACCAACAAGAGAAGCTACAGCGAGTGTTTCACCCAGATTAATAGCAGCCACAAGAAGAGTTGCTATCTCTGTTTTTGTAAGTGTTGCACCACCACTATTTACGTTATAAGCTGTACCGTTTACTGTTGCAGTCGTTGAAAGATTAGCACCGGTAACCGTAACAGTCTTTGAGTCATAAGTATAACATGTTCCGTTAATAGTTGCTGTGGTTGCAAGGTCAGCAGCCGTTACTGTAACAGTATCTTTCTTCACTGAGCCGTTTACCTTTGTGTCAATAAAATAATTTCCGTTGCTGGATCTCATTCCAGCGGTTGCTTTGTTTGCGTAAGTATCTACGCTAGTCTGTCTAGCCATTTCATCCCTCCTTATTTATCTTCTTTGAAAATTGCATCTTCAACGGACTCGACTTTACCGTCTCCAATTTTGCTCTTATTAGCCTTAACAGCGTCTTCAGCCATTATCTTGGCACTTTTCCAAGCTGTATCAAATACCTTTACATCTTCTTCATCTTTAATGTTGAGAGGTTTAAGGTAATGATCTATGATAGATTCCTTGTTTTCCTTGAGGGTGTCTTTTTTCTCAAGTTTCAAAGCATCCATAATAGACTCAACTTCAGAAATCTCCTTAGCCATTTCCTCTACCTGTGCATCAGTTACAGCTACTTTTTCAAGGTCTTTTACCTTGTCTTCCAGTACCTTTGATTTTGCGTCAGATACCTTGATCTGTGCTTCAAGGTCTTCATTCTTTTTCTTCGTGTCGTTAAACAGCTTTTCGGCTGCTTCTACTATTTTGACGTCTGCGTCTTCGACCTCAATAGTAGAATCCTGAAATCTTAGTTTCATCTTTTTTTTCTCCGTCATGCTATCAATTAGTAATTTGACTTCGCTTCCTGCTCTGCCTTTTGGCACTAGAGCTATATGGTTATATCTGATATTCTCTTGAGTCCCGTCGTAGGATTTCCCCTCAAAAGTTCCTTTATTGTCTGACATTTGAGCGTCATAGCCACAGCTTAATTCTATTGCTTTTCCTTTACTTATAGAGTCTTTTACAAAGTTAATGGCTTTTGAATCCTTAATTATCAGCTCACCGGCTAGGAACTTGTCTGATTGTTCTACTGATAGGACTTGCCCGACTTCTACGTCTTTCCAGTTATCAGGTGTTACCTTTTCTGTAGGGTGGGTTATTGTAAGTGACTTACCAAGTATAGTTGCCATTGAGTCGGCGTTAAAGACCTGTGAGGCGTCTCTATATAGCAAGCCTCTGCCTATACCCTTATAGTCGTATATTCCTGTACGGGCAAAATTAGCAGGTATAATTAAATAACCTTCGTCAGTTTCCTTGACATTCTTTGAATTAATTTCAACTCTATCAAAAAACTTCATTGCATTTCCTCCAGCAATCTGCTAATATTATTCCGTAATGTTTTCGTAATTGCAAGTGAGAGGTTAATTTGACACACATCAAGAAGGAAGTGGAGAGGTTCAACATTAAGTCGACTATATGGTCAAGTGGTTCGTGGTGGGATAGATTAGGGAGAGGGTCTTATCAGCTTGACTTATCTAAAAGTGAGATTATAAGAAGAGCGGTAACTGATTATTTAGATTCTAAAGCAATTGAGAGAAATCCGAAGTAGAAGTACACCGACAATTATATAATGATCCGGGTATATCGCCGTTAATATCGCCTCTAGTCCAATTAAATTTATGATTATTATTTGCAAGGTGCTGTTGTCTTGGATTTTTTAAAGTTGTATGATGCCATATAAACTCTGTAATGCCTATTGCCATATTTCTTGATTTGGTAAGTGCTCCGAACATTTTGCCCGTTTCAGTCCTTGCTATTGTTTCAGCACGTCTAAAGCTCTTGCCTGTTATCTTTATAATATCCTGTTTAATAGCGACCACACTCTTTCCGTCCGTTACACCCAAAACAACCGCCTTTCTTACAGATTCTATATATTCAGCCTCAACACTCCTTATTAACATCACATTTCTAGTTACAAAATCACCGAGTAAAGGAGCGAGCCAAGGTTCAGGAGCTAAAGGTATAATCCCTAAGCCCTGTTTAAAGTGTCTATTTAGTTGTAAGCGGTTATTGTAATTTATCTGCTGTGCCTGTGAAGCAAGGTCGATTCCTAGTCGCTGTTCCTCTATACCTGTCAGTAATTGGGACTGTGCCTGTCTGAATATCTCATTTGCCTTATCACCTGAAGCATCTATTGTCATTTCCTGTTTATGGGCTTTGACAAGTAAGCTAATCTCAGGGTCTATTAAAGCTCTTATCTCTGTAACGGTCTTTCTTAATTGTCTTTTAATGAAGTGCTGATATGACATTTCAGGTACATGAGGATAACGGAGGGGCTTGACATTCTTTGAGGGTTTAGTTTTTGATAGCCTTATCTGTTCTTTCCAGAATTTACGGTGTTCTGCTATGCTCAAATATCAGCCCCTTTTTTACAAATATACCCTTTTTGATATGTACCTTTAATCATTAACATTTATGCTATTCCCCCACAGGCGGGATAACTTTCTTTTCTTCCTCTGGTTCTTCACCCTCTATCGGTCTGTCAAATTCAAGATCATCAAGTTTCAGTAATGTTTGTTTAGTAGTACCGAGGAAGGGTTTTCTTGCCTCTTCATCAGTAAGCACCCCAGCATCAAACAATGATTTAACGGTCTGTGCGGTCTTTGTCTGTATCTCTGCTAGTTCTAAAGTAGTTGGTAGCACTACAGGGTTAAACGTCCATTGTACAGGTTCAGGGCTTCCATTTGATATCTGATTAATGAGGTCAAGCATGGTCTGGATATGATCTTCGAATATATCTACCTGATACTGCTCTAATGTAGCGTTATAATCCTTTTCAGAGCTTTCAGCACCTGCCAAAGTCCCTAATTGCTGAGAGAATAGTTTTTTTCTAGGCATATCATATACTGCTGAGGCGGTATCTAGGATAAAGTTAAATAGATTCTCTATGCCTGCAAGTTGATGTTGTATCTTTTTAAGATCTTCCTTTTCTGTTATAACCATCAGCCCGTCAAGTGATGTTGTCTCATTTAAGACCGTTAACCGCTCTGACAGCCCTGATTTATCATTAGTGAGCATCTGTATAAGCCCTTCGATTGAAAGTACCTTAGTGGAATAATCTATTAATATATCCTGTACGGCATCGTTTGATAGTCCGAAGGATTTGATCTCTTCACGCATCTTATGAGATAAAGCACAACTGAATCCCCCGTGTTCCTGTCTATGCTGCATGTCAATTGGGCTGGGCTCAAAATGAAGGATACGGGAAGGATGTACTTTCTTTCCATTTACTGTATACATACCTACGCTGCCATAGTTAGGCGCTAAAGGGTCTGTCTGTAGTTCTGAGCCTGTTATCTGCTGATAGGCTATAACTTCTAAGGATTCAATAAAAGTAGGTTTTTCAAGAGGTTCCTGTGCCTCTCCACTATCCTTACAATTAATATATACCCCTGCACCTCCGAATATCCTTGACTGTATAGCTGCGTCTACAAGTTTCCTGCCTACTTTTAATCTTTTAACTTCATCAGATAGTTTTTTAAGCTGGTTCTCGTCTTCCTGTTCTATGTCTATCCAATTCCTTAAAGCGTCCTTTGGTACGGTTTTACAGCCTTTCTGGATTAACCACCCGTCCCTATACTCAGTTCTAAGGGTAGACGGTTCCTGTGCTGTTGTTTCCTGTTTTAAGTATTTATCGACCTTTCTGCTGGTACGGCGTGAGCTTAAGTAACTATCCTTGAATTCTTTTAACTTTGTTTTTATGTTCCTTGCTGTTTTTGACATTATATCCTCCATAAATCAAATAACTGCCCTATTATAGCATATTTATTTATTTGTCAATATACTGTAAGGCATAGCGTTAATATCTTTTTTAAGCTCGAATATACCACGCATTAATATAGCATCAGACATATCAGGTGACCTGCCTAGAGCCTTTTTAACTTCTTCTTTTTTAATTATATATAGTCCAGTATCATCATCAACCTTATCCCTTCTAAGCATTGACAGCTCTTGTGATAGACGTTCTCTGTTAGTGGGGATAAGTACATCAGGCTCCATTGTACACTCAGCAGAGTTGATCTTTTCAGCCAGTAAATATACGCACTGAGTTTTTAGGTTCTGATATTTCTTCCTGAAACTTACGCCTTGTTCTTTAAGTTCAATGTTCTTTTCTTCATCTTCTGCGGTTACAATAGCACTCGACCCGTTGTTAAAGGGTACTGATTCCTTTAAGAACCCCCCTATGAATCCCCCTGCGCCGTCTGCATCGTAAGCCATTCTACTGGTAGGTATCTTGTATAGTTCAGCAAGAAACTTCATCTCGTTTATAACTTCCTGACCGTCTGATTTAGGGATTAGTGAAATATCAAGTATATGCCAACCCCGCCAGACAACTATAACGAATAGATCAGCGCCTTGTAACGCTATATCAGCCGATATATAGGTAAGTCCCAGAGGTTCCTTGGGTACTCCGTTTATAAAAGTATTAATCTGGGGTGATTTTATAAGCTGTGCTTTGTTATCATCATAATCAAAATTCCCTTTAACCAGCCTTTCTATCTGCACTATATCGCCACCACTTATAATACCTTTTATCCAGTCCTGTATCTTAGGGTCAGGGTTATCACTCGGAAGTGCCGGAATAAACTTCTTATCTTCAGTCTCTATATTGTCTCTGTACGGCATCCAGTATCTACGGTATACATGACCTTTATTAGGATTAAACGTTTCCAGACAGAATCGACTAAGCCCGTAAACGTCATTCATTGCCCACCCTGTTCTACTTGCAAGGGTAGTTATAGCTAATTCCTCTGATTCGTTGGATTCATCTACTCCGCATCTTGTAAGCTCTATACCTCCAAACCGTGTATAAAGGGGATCAGTTGGTAAATATTTAATATCAATGAACATTATTCTGGAGCCGTTATTGAACTTTATAATATTAGCCTGAGAGTCATAGCGGTAATCTTCCTGAGCCTTTATCCCGTAAAAGTCTAACAGCTTAAACATCGTTATAATGACCGACTTCTTTAGCCGTGTAAGCTCCTTTCTTGCTAGCCCCCACACTACCTTAGGGTATGAGATACAATCCATTATAGAAGCGAAACACTCAAGATAAGTCTTGCCCGATCTGGCACTTCCACCATATCCTATAAACTGAACTTCTGGGTTGTCCATGTGTTTCATCGCTTGAAGCTGTTTAGGTGATAGATAAGCTGGTTTTCCGTATATCCTACCTATGGGTATATGCTGGTATTCTTTACGTTTATATAGCTCTATATAGAGGTCAGTCTTTTGATTCATCTAACTTTGTAACCGCAGCAGCTCTTTTAATAAGTTCCTCTGTTGACATTCCTGAATAGTCTGCTTCAAAACTAATAGTTGTTTCCTGTCTAGGACTTCCAAACGCCCTTGTAAGTGCATATCCGAATATCTGGGTTAAGTCCCCCTTTGATACCCCTTTCTTTATCGCTTGCCCTATGAGGACTTCAAATGATTTAGATTTAGGGTTATCAATAATGGATTGTATCTCATCTTTATTCATTGCCAGCATTTCAGATATGATGTCATTTATCTGGGATTGTTTTAGACCTTCTTTCTTGAGGATTGTCTTGAGGGCTTTGGGTTTTCCCTTGAGGTTTCCTGACTGTCCTTTCTTCCATTTATGCTTTGTTAGGTTCTCTGGATTAGGCATCGCTGTTTCCTCGCTGTTCCATTTCCACTATAATCTCAGGGTCAAGCTTCTTCATGCGATCCACTATCACTTGACAATATTTAGGGTCAAGCTCCATTCCATAACACTTTCTTTGTAGTTGGTGACAAGCTATCATCGTTGTTCCTGAACCTAAAAATATATCTAAAATAGAATCCTTTTCTTTGCTCCCATGCCTTACGCATCTCTCGGTAAGCTCTATTGGCTTCTTGGTTGCATGGTGTTCATCCTTGCCCATCTTTCTTTGTATGTGCCAAACATCCGAATACTCCCTATTCCCTTGATGCGTTTCTAGTTGCGGTTTTCCTTTCTTGCAAACGTTTATTACTTCATAGGTATATTTATAGTCAGAGCCTAACCCATGAACCATTTTGTCCCAAACTATAATATTTGATAAATGGAAGGTGTTCTTAATGTGTGGTATTAACTCAAAGTTTCTTCTCCAGTCGAGGCTTATATAAGCAACAGAATCGTCTTTCATAGCTATAAACAACGAGGCTATAAAGGCAGGCATAAAATCAGCCCATTCTTCGTCAGTAAAATTATCGTTAAAGAAGCCAGCCAGCCAGCCTGCGTTTTTACTATCCATGCCAGTATTATAAGGAGGATCTGTAAAAACCATATCAGCCTTCTTACCATCCATCAGCCTTTCAACATCATCTATTTTTGTTGAATCTCCACATAGAAGCCTATGGAGTTCTTTGCCGTCCTTTGAGAAAGTGAATAAATCGCCTAAAACTATATCGGTTTTTATTTCTTCAGGCTGTTCGTAATTGTCCTCTACTGCTTCTAATTGTTCAGGCTCAGTATCAAAAGGGAATCCGTCAAGCCCCCAGTCCTCAAGGTCTTTAGCATCCCAGTTATTAGCTAGTTCGTCCCAGTCCCAGCCTCCAGTATTAGCATTTAGTCTGATATTAAGTTCCTTTTCATCTTCAACATTCAGATCAACTATTACACAGTCTACTTCTTTATGTCCTAACTTCTTTAGTTCTCTTACCCTGAAATGACCGCCTACAATGTTGCTTGTCTGCTTATTATAGATTATGGGCTCTACTACTCCGAACTTTTCAAGGCTCGCTTTTAAATTGTCCTCTTGCTTTTGTGTGCTTGTTCTGGGGTTATACGGTGCTGGGTTCAAGTCTTTGATTTTCATCTTCTTTATTATCACGGCTCACCTCACTAAGTTAATTAACTAATCAAGTTTAGATTATTTAGTGGGGGTTGTCAAGTTATGACGATTTACGGATATTTCTAATCTCACCCTCAAGACAGTCGAGGGCGTTTTTTACTGAATGATACCAGAATTTTGAGCAAGCACCCATAGGTTTTCTGGCAAACTTCCTAAGCTCACTCTTGAGATAAGGAACCTCAGCACTTGTAAAAGTTCTTGTATCGCTTTCGCTTGCCTCAGTCGAAGCAACCATTCCAGCACCGTTTGTATTTTCATTCCAGATTTTTACTTCCATGATTATCTCCTTTATAATTAATCCATCCATTTTTTACAAAACGCTTTATATCCCCAAGGATAATATTCATCAGCTATCGCAATCAATTCCTGTACGGTTTTTGCGTTGTTTATCTTTGGCTGAATAATTTGTCTTTCATGTGGCATTATCTGTTTGTGTGAATCAACTGCAATTGCTAACCACATCGAAGTTTTTTCAAAACTCTTTATTTCCTTACTCATAACGACCCCCTTAAAAATTAACTTAGCCTCGGTCATTCCCTCAGCCTCTATATAAACAATACTCCTTTAAATCGTGCTGTCAAGTAAATAATCATTATTTATTGAATTATTATGAGGTTTTTTGTAAGTGGGTAAAATATTTAATGATTAAGTCTTTAGGGTCTTTCTTCTTAGTCATAACTACCTCTTTGCATACTCACAATCGTCCTTTCCATCTATGTATTTTACTGTTTGATACTTTATGGTGGTAAATATCGTATACCTATATCTGTGGCTATACGTTACGCATGTTATTATAAATCCTGATATTTCCTCTCTTTTGTTGAATATCTCTATAACCGTTTTTAGTTCATTTTCATACAGCTCTGAGGATATGGAACTCTCTTTTAGCTCTAGGCTTCTATCAGCGTTCATCCTTTCTATGAGTTTTTGTTTAAACATCATTCATCATCCCTATCTCTGTTTACTTCATACTTCATCTTTACCTCCGTAAAATACGCTTATTAACCACTTCTGACAGTAATTATACAGCTTTTGAATGTTATTTGTCAATTTCTTCCACCTTCCGCTTTATAAAATCAACTCCTTTCTGTGATGCCAGTGTAACCAATATTACAACATCTTCGCCTCTGATCGTTCTGGTTGTTTCCTTTACTTCAAAATATCCTGCTTCAATAAACTGTCTGTATGGTATGTTTTTAAAGTTCAGTATTCCACTTTCTCTAAGGAATTTAAACAGGTTGTTCCGTCCATATCCTTTTATGTTCAGCACTCCAGCCACTTCCTGCATATTAATTGCAGTGTTTGAATCAATAATCTTGTCATAGAAGTCAACTTTCGGGGCTTGATCTTCTATTTGTTTTGCCTGTCTCTCGTTTTCTTCTGCAAGTTTTCCGGCAAGTAATAAGGCTTTTGAGTATGTTTGTGGAATTTCAAATACTTTTTTAAGCCTCTTTTCACATTCTATGAAATATTTTCTTGCAACCCGTCCTTTTTGATTGTTCTCGACCATTGATAATTCTTTTGCCATTTCAATGCTTATAAAATAGTCTTTAGTTCTACCACCGTTTTCTAAATTTTTAGAAAGCGTCAAGAAATCAATGTCCTTAAAAAAGTCGTATTTCTCGACCCTGTTTTTAAACCAGTCAGCAAATTTACTTTGAACTTCTAAAAATTCGTGTAAATCTCTTGCATTTACTGTTTCTTTTCCTTCGACTGTTTTGATTTTAATAAGATCATTCATGAAGTGTCCCCTCATCTTTACTGGTTCGTAAAACGCCCCAGCCTTCTGCAAAAGAGGAAGGGACTCAAAACCATATTATAATAACTTTTACTTGTCAACTTATTTAATCCTTTCAATAGTTTCCTTCATCACATTGTAAAACCTTATATCCCCTTTCTCTCAGGGCTTTTACTACACTTGATCTATCTTCGACTATAAACAAAACCTTATCAGGCGGTAATCCTGCTTTTTTAAGGTTCTCAGGCTTGATTATATGGTCTTTTCTGTGGTCGTCTGAATCTCTCATAAGGATTTTATCTGAATGTTTATAGCTTATAATATAATTGTTAAGCCATTCTCTTGTAAGTTTCTCTGAGCTGGAAGGTCTAGTAGTGCAATATACAATCTCATATTCCGTCTGTAAAAGTTCTAAGAGGTCAAGCATACTTTCTATAGGCTTATCTTTTAAACAGGCAGAATGGAACGTTTTATAGTCTCTATCCTTACACTGAATTAGTGGAAGTCGGTGAGTGCAGTCGCAAATTGTACCATCCAGATCAAATATCACTACTTTCTTCATCTTTTAATCTCCATTGTAAGTTTTAGCTCGTTTATGTTCATAGTATCTTAGCTCTTCCATATCACCTATATAATGCCATTTATGGTTCTTACAGGCTTTGTTAGTACACCTGTTTTTATAATCTGCGAGTATTTCTGATGGATCAGTTAAGTCAAGTGTTGTTTCTTCTACGTCACTTCCACAGTCGTTACATATACCGTCAAACCACATCTCTATACCTCTTGCTTAAAAGTTGTATGCTTTTCTTCTGTGTCGCCACCGTCTAAAGCAGAATGATTCTTTGCCTTCTCCCCTATAAGCTGATTAACCGCTGTCTCTAGGGCTTCTAGGCGGTCTTCTTTGATAGTGTCAACTTCAATATTGAGCCTCTGAATGTCTGAATGGAAATATTTGCACATTTTTTTAATGTCTGATATTTCCTTAGTAATAGTTTCAGATACAATTACCTTGTAGATGATCTCTTTTACTGTTTCTTTTTCGCTCATTACTCCACCTCTTTTAATGTTTTATACTCTTCATCAGTCAGTTTTGTTATGCCTACAAATCTGTATAATATATTTTCATTTTCCGTCTTTTGTATAACCATATTTGTCAATTCTGTTTTGTTTGGCATTTTGTCAAAATCTAGCGTAACTATAGTGCCACAAGATAATTGCACTGCTACTATGTATTTCATCTTACACCCCCTTTTTATTAAATGTTATACCGTTATTTTTTAGCACCTTAAACACCCCGTTTGTTGCTCCGTCTTTCCATGTTTCGTTGTTTCTGTCCACTCTAGTCCCGTCTGTAAGCATATCTAAACACCTTAGCCTTACTAGCCCTCTTACAAAGTTTACAGCGTTAATAGTGTGTCTGTGCTTTATTCGGTTACTTCTTATCATAACAACCCCCTAAAGTGTAAATAACAATTGAGCCTTTTTAGACTTGCTCAGGTCTAGGGGTTAGAAAATCCTTATTTCAACACTATTTTTAGACTTATACAAAGCACCCCAAAATTCCTTAAAAGGGCTTCTTAGCAATCTGAAAAACCCAGTTTGAACGCCATTAACCACTATGTCTAATGTGCTATAATTTCTCCAG